TGTTCAGGTAGGTCTTCTTCTTCAAAAAAACCATCTGCAAGGGTGTCAAACATTTCTTCTTCAGAAACATTAACATCCACATCTTGGTTGTCCAAGGTAGTATCGTTATTGCTCATTATAATCCTCCAAGATTATTTATTTTTAGTAGTGTTAACTACTTTTTTAGTACCCACCAATCTTTCTTTAACTAATTGTAGGGCGTTAAGTTGTTCTACCAACTGTCGAACAATTACAGAACCTCGTGAACTTCTAATCTCACGAAAAATCTGCTCTTCTTCAATATCTAACTTATTTAAAATATCATCCATTTGATTCCTCCGTCTCTTTTTTGAATGCGGCATTATCACCAGCGATTGCTAGTGCTTTAAATTGCCTATATACATCTTCAAGAGCTACACTTGTATTATAAAGTGTTTCTCTCAAATCTGACTGTCTTGGGTCTGTATTAGACCACGCTGTCTTATAATGCTCTCTTACTTTATCAAAAGTAATATCGAAAGCTTTATTATCTAAGATAACTTTTACTTGTTGTCCAAGTTCTACATCATCCATTTATATCCTCCATTATATAAATTAACCAATCTTAGTACTACGACCAGTTTGTACTTCTAAAGCAATCTCTGCTTTATCTTTAGCAACCTGGTGGTCAAACTTAGCTTGGTCAAGAGCTATATCAGCCTGCTTCTTCTGAATATCTGCCATTTGTTTCTGCAGAGTCAAAATAAGCTTCTGTTGCTCCATCTCACCTTCTTTAGATGCTTCCTTCTTAGCTTGCTCTTGTTGTTGTGCAACTTGCTGGGCTAATTGTTGCCCCTCTTCTGTGGCAGGGTCTACAATAAAGTCTGCCCAATTATCAATACCCATAGATTCCATTGTTTGTCTTGCGATGTTGAATGGACCTTGTGGGTTGATGATTGATTTTGTTTCAGGGTTTGCGTATAGCATTGGCATAACTTGTGAAGCTAATATACTCATATTCTCTTGAGTATTAGCAGCACTATTTGCACCAACATCGATATCCACTGTCAACCCTGAAAGGGGTATAAGGTCTTTTGGACTAATATTAAAATAAGAATAATCCTTTAAGACACTCTCCTTATTCTCTAAAATAAGGTCATATACACCACGACACAGGTCTTTAAAACCTGTCTCAGCAAAGCGTCTCGCCACATACGATATACGCTTTTGCGAAGCTTGTTCAACCATTGCAATCTTACCAGCGGAGTTACCAGAATCAAATAGTTTCTCGTTAACACCTTGGGCTGCCCTGGTCATACCTGTAGCCATCTCCTTCTCATTGTTCATATACTCAAGAAGAGAGAACGTAGAAGGTGATAGGTTATTAGGGTTCATAGCCTGTACTGCCGCAACTGGACTGCCTATAGTAGGTACAATCTGGTGTGGCTCAGGGCTTTGTAATGCTCTAAAGTCTACAATATTAGGGTCAGCAAGGATACGACCGTAGTTTGTCAAATAGACATTCTCAATCATTCCTCTAGTAATAGCGGTCTTCACTTCAGTTGCAGAACGTGTAGCGTCTGCAATAGATAGACCGTGAAATGCGTAAGGGATTTCAATAGGGTTGATTGAAGCTAATGGTACAGAGTCAGCATACTCTTCTAAAAGAATATTCTCACCTACAATAATGAAATGCTTTAACTCAGCAATACCATCACCATCTCTATCAATCTTTAACCAACATTCGTTTACGACTACCTCTCGGTTAGCCTCACCCATAACGTCATCTTCCCATCTTTCCCAAATACCATTTACTGATTGTCTATTAAAGTCTTCTTCAGTATTAGTGATTCTATCAGAGTCAGCAGATTCAATAATAGACGCATCTACTTTGAAACCTTGTGTTCTTAAATCAGATAAAGAAGTCTCAGTCTGGATACCTACAAAAGAGGCATCATCAATAGTGGTAGCACCTCTACTAATCATAAAACTCTCTGGTGGAATATTATCTAATGCAATCTTAGATGTATCAACAGTACGTCTTACTTTTAAAGACTCATAGAAATCTACTTCAATACCATCAACCATCTCACTAGAGGTAACCATTTCAATTACTTCTACATCATCATCCATAAGAATAGCATCTACTTCTTCAGCAGTTACATTCTCGTATTCTTCAACCTTAAACTCTTCAGCCTCATCCCAACGCCATCTAATGACAGCATTCTTAAATAGAAGTGCCGCTTTAATCCAAGTGTTTAAATCCACCCAACCATTGTTCTTAGTAAAGATACAATCATTAGTAATAGTACTTGCAATAGAAGCAGCAACAGACTCTCTAGGGTTAGCTGGGTTAAACTTAGCAATCTTTTGATTAGAAAGCATAAGCTCTGATATAACAGCTAAGTAACTGTCAATAATCTCCATTGTATCAGAAGTAACTACTCTAGAAACACCATTAGGTGATAACTTACCCTTCGGTTGCTGGGTGTAGTAATTTATAGCCTCTTCTCTCTGCTCCGATAAGTCACTACCTGAAGCAAAACTTCCTACTGACTTATTGATAGAGTCATTAATAATAGAAGTTACTTCTTCATCACTGACCTTTTGTATTTTTTCTGTCATAATTAAATCCAATTTAGTTCTTGAATAGGTAAGAAAGTATCTTTAAAACCTACCCTTGTTGTTGATAATTTATCACTATGGGTCCTATAGACCTCAGCAGCAATAGCAAGAGCCATTACTGTATCATCATAGCTTCCAGAGGCTGCATTAGTATGTCCTTTATCGTCAGCAATATAATCTCTTAGCTCACTAACTATCTTCTGGGACCAAATAGCAATATCATCAGAATCTATCCAGTTCTTAAGGTTACCAATAATAGCAGGTTTAGATGCAGATGTAGTCCTAAAACCTAATCTGATACCTTCTTCATTACTAATATTACCAATCTTAGTCTGATGGTATAAATTCACATAGTTCATATCTTTTAATTTCTGTAGAGTTGAAATACCAATAGTGTTAGATTCTACAGCAAGTAAGGCATTATTATAATACCTACCTAAGTAGAATAAATCCTCACCAAATCTAGAAGGGTCTACTCTGTTGTTTCTATATAGAGCTACCACTTCTCTCTTAGAGTTCATTACTACTGCTGTGGAGTAATCTCCTCCAACACCTAGTGCTACATCAGCACCTATGATAAACCTCTCTTCAAACCCTGGTGGTTGCCATATCTCTAAGGAACCCTCTCTTTGTTCTTCCCAAGTATGCATCTTATAATCTAAATCTCTTATAGACTCTGCAGGTTTAAGCTCTAGTTTATCTAGCTTATCTACATCAAATACATTCTTACCTGAGACTACAAATGCCTCATCAGCTGTTGAAGGGTACTCTTGTCTAAACTTAGACTCACCACCCTCACCAATCTTCATACGTCTCCAGAAGAGTTGACCATCTGTTAAGTCATATAACTCAACAAGTGAATCTTCTTCTTTAGACCTAATGAAGTTCTCAGGAGGTTCCATAGTGTATTCTTTAGTCATAAACCACGGGAGGAAGATAGGAACATAGTCGTTCTCACCTCTCTCAGCAGTCTTCCACATTCTATAGAAAGCACCTGTAGCACCATTAGCAGTAGACTCAAGGATAATCTCAGTACCATCAGCACTAGATACACCCTGGAATAGTCCAGCTAGAATCTTCTCATCATTCTGCCAGAACCCACACTCTGAGCAATGGAGGATAGTAGGAGTAGTACCCCTACCAGCCTCTGGAGACCCAGCAGTATACAATCTAAACCCCGAGTCATTATGGGCAAACTTAATCTCTTTAGCATTTGATTTAATAAGTTCAGGTTTATATAGGTCTGACATTCTATCAATGTAGTTCCTAGACATAGTGAAGAGAGCATCTGAAGTAGCTGAGTCGTGAGCAATCACTACAGACCTCGTATGGGGTGCATAGTAGGTCTTCCAGAATACTCTACCAGCTGTGTAGGTAGATATACCTTGTTGTCTAGCTTTAAGTACTAAGGCTCTTACTCTACCCTTGCTCTTTAGTTGTTCTTCTACTTTATCGTGAATTAACTGTTGAGCCTCATTGAACTCAAAGGGTACATAACCCTGAGTAGCATCTTTAGTAATGATTCTTAGTTGGTCCTTAGCAAAGGCTTTAAAGTCATCTCTGTACTTCTCTTTCTCTTTCCTATTGTTTAACTCTCTCTGTACTTCAATCTTCTTAGCTAACTGAAGTTTATAATCTTGTACCTCTTGTTGGTCCATACCAATACCCTCCAGTATTATCTATTACGTATATATTTTTATATAAAATTAGGTGCTGGATATTAGGGATTTGCTCCAGCGTACAAGTCGGAGGGGTTCCCTAATCCTCTTTATCTGTATGTGGTGTAATAATATCCGCATCAGTAACATCTGCTAATTCAGCCTCTAGTTGTTCTATAGTCATCTCTGTGACCTTAGTAACCTTCTGGTCAATCTCTGTTCTAGTCTTCTTACCTTCAGTGTACTCTCTATCTTCTGCTACAGCCTTATAAGCTCTATCAAAGAGAGTAGGGTCACTAGGGTCCTTAACAAAGGTAGCAAATGCGGTCTGTTTAAGAGTATCAAACATCTCCTTATTATCTAAACTATTTATTAGTTCAGCTAACTCAGGGTCTTGTTGCATCCACTGCATTACCTGTAGGTCCCTTTTTAATCTATTTTTATAACTCAAGGTCCCTTTGGCTTTACCTGGAGGGTTCCCACTGACACCCTTCTTGAATGGTTTTAGATTAGCATAACCCTTATGTATCTTACCAGTACTTTTATCAATAATAGGTTTACCACTAGCTACTTGATTAGGGAACTTCTCAGGGTCTACTGTATCAGCCTCTTTAATCTCCTCTTCAGTTGGTGCTGGTGGATTAACAGGGTATGCATTAAGCCTTTGGGCTTCATACTCTCTACTAGTTTTTCTATTACTCTTCTTCTTCTTGGTTACTTCTTCTGTCATATTTATATCCTCCGATATTATAACTACTATAGTCTAATTGTACATAACTATTGAACTGAAAGGGTAAGGGATTATACCCTAATTAATACTAATATAATACTATTAATAGACCTATAGTGGTCCTTAGTATAGTCCCTATTGGGGACCCTAGGTGTCCTTAGTATATCAATGATAGACCCTAGTGGTTACTTGATAGATTAATACAGTATATCTTTACACCATCCCTTACCCTTTTCAGACAATTAGCCATTGTATGTTAAGTCTATACTTGTGGTGTATAGAGACCAAACTAAGTCAATTATGTCCTTAGTAGCTGATATGTATTCTGTGTTAATCTTTCTTTCTCTTATATGATGTCATATAATTAGACCCTTTTTTTATAGTTTTATATATTTAGGGTTTATTGGGGTCTTTATTAGGGTCTTTAGGGGTCCCCTACCTTGATATATTAGGGTCTTTATTAGGGTCTCTGCTGGGGTCTATTGGGTTTATATGTTAGACTTAAACAGAGACAGAATTAGGTACTTATATATATCTACCCCCAGAAACCCTCGATAGACCCCTCAATCCTTATGGGTATATAGTAAACCACCTTAGACCCTGTAGGGCTGTACTATACCACCGCTGGTCTATAATAGTCCGTGTATGGACAAATATGGGACGATTAGTGGATTAGGGGCGAGAGGGGGTCTAATTTGGTCGATTAAGGGTCTAGTGGGGACTA